CAGTCGTGCTTGCGGCCGTTTGGTCATTAACGTCATAAAACGAGCCAAATGGCAATCCGCTTACATAAGCGGCAGCAGAGTAAGGAACAAGTATGATCTTGCTTTCTACGCCTATCCTTGCGTCCGTAATCGTGGTTGTGGTGGCGTCTCCTGTGTTGAGCGTTACTGTTCCGGTGTTATTTGTCTTACCGTCCATGATGCCACGGACAATTTCAGCAACGGCTCTTTGGTCGCCACCAAACGGAGGTAGCGTGCGAAAGATCATCGCATACCCTGCGGGATAATTGTTACGTCTAGACCTACGGCAGAAGTCCAAACGCCAGAAGGTATAGCTTTAATACGATGGTAAGTTCCGGCAGACCTTAAACCTATACGGTTATCGCTGTTTGACGAGTAGGTTGAGCCCGTAAAGTCAGTTTGCTGGTTAAGCCTGCGTCTAGAGTTGACCTGCACCGCGCAAGTGCCTGTGTCTATGATGGGCCTTACCAAAGTCATCACTGAAGGCATGTCGTTTAAGGATAGGTCTGGCGTGACAATATTTGCTGTCAAAGCAGAACCAGAAAAGGCCACAATCTTTTGGCCTAGCGTACCTGTAAGAAGCGAAGCGGTAACCGTATACCCAAATGAGTCTAAGCCAGCAGGTAGGCTATCAATGCTTCCATAAGCGTCTAATTGCTCTAGCGTAAGACCGGACGACGATGTTGTTGTGATAGCAGTAGACGAAGCAATGGTATCGACATTCGCTTCGCCGTAAGACCATTTATTGAGGTTAAAGTTGTAGATCAAAAGCGCGGTAGTCTGACTAACCGTCTTAAAACACCAGATAACGAGGTTCTTAAGCGGGTCAATAGCAGCGGACATCGTAGATAACTGTGCAATGTCGACGTTGTTAAAAAACCACCTATCTACCTTTTCAACAGAAATTGACTTTACGTCTTGCCCGTTACAGACGTAAAACCCGTCATCAGAGAGGAAAAAACTAGATCCCGCGTACTGAATGATCGAGTTAGGCTCCATACAGCCTAACCCCCTCGAAATCGTGTCAAACTGAAACACAAGTGGGCTTCCAACGTATGACATGCGCGAAATCGCACGATCTAAAAACACAAGACCGTACTCACCACCTGTCAAACCTTTCACATGCCCACCATCAGGGATGTCCTGATAGTCAGATTGTGTTGTTGCGGCAGGTGTCCAGTCTGTTTCATCGCCCAACGCGCACCACTCCACGCGATTAGGGTAAATCGTTGCCCCATTGTTAAAGCCTGCAACTACAAAGTCTCTGACCGTCGTTACATATCGAGACTTGGGCGCAGCAGCACCGAGGTCTGCAAAAACCGTAGACGAGCCCATGAGATAGCCCTGTAGTCTTGCACCGCCATTAGCCGCAATAACTCGGTTACCAAATTGTGTAAACCGCCATTTCTGATCCGATGGGGTTGTATAGCCACCAGACTTAGATATGTCCGTAAGGTTTAGGTTTGTTCCTAGCTTGAATAACTTGGTATCACCGCCAGCAAAAACGGTAACCGCTTCATCAGGAGCAGACGCGGCAGCAACAGAATTTAATGTCTCAGAGGCAGCATTTGACCACTCAGAAGGCGAAGGCAAAGGCCCGTAACCTACCTGCTGAGGAATTACATTCTTAGCGTCAAGCAGTGCGCCAGCAACCCCAGGCTGATCCGGCAACCACTCACCAAAGTTCACCCTCATCGCTTCGCCACCATCATCGTTAGCGGAACACCTGAGTATTGGCTCTCTTCGTCAGACCTTGTTAGCGCAAAGATTGCACGATCATAAAGCGTACCCCAGGTTTGCAGCCTAGGGTCGTTCATCAGGTAAGGTTCTGCTTCGCCTAGTGACGCGTAGAGAAGTGCGTCCGGACAGGTCGTAAGCCAGAGATTTGACGTGTTGCCTGTAGATAAAAACGTAGGCGCGGCGTAATAGAGGATCTTGATTGTGTAAGTGCTGTCAGGAATTGGGGCAAGCTGAATCGTAGACCCGAGGATGGTATAGAAAGCCGGTACACCACTTTCGTTCGTCCTACCGTTCCGAATGAAGATGCTCGGCGTTGCGAACGTAATAGGGAAGTCGGGGTCAGAGTCAACGTACACATCCCTTGCTTGCAAGAAGTCACTAGGGAGGTTAATTGTCGAGACTCCACCGGTCGCCGTAACCGATGCTTGCGTAAGCATTTGCCGCAAGCGTAAATCTCTACGGAGTCGAATCTCTGCGAGTTGGATGAAGTCGGGGATCGCGGAAGTAAGATCATCTCGCGAGAGATAGTTAGCTATCGTTGTTTGTAGTTCGCTGTAGGTGCTTAGGGCCATATTCGACATCGCTCCACCGGTATTCGTGCGTCCCGATGTGTCCTATTTCGAGGCTCAATTCGTGATCCACGAAAGTCTTTATCCCGTGGTCTAAGGCTTTCACGCAAAAATGCACATCTTCGCCAATTAGACCACCCGCCCCCCATACTACATCAAACCACGGCTGCGGCATAGCCTCAAACACAGACTTATGGGTTAGCACAACCCCAAATCCTACAGCAGTTACCTCTTCGATACCCTTCTTGCCTCGACTCTCGATCTTCTCGAAGATCTCTTTATCCTCGTGAAAGTTGATCGCTGTCGGTAAAACAGGCTTGCGTCTCGTGACTGCGTTCACCCCGACAATCTTTTGCCCGTGTGCTAATAGTCGTTCTAACGTGTTCTTAGGGAACCTCATGTCCGAGTCCACCCAAAGAATGTACTCAGCACCATCTGCTAACGCTTCTTTGGC